TAGAGATATGATGGCTCGCCATAAAAATAAACTTCAGTATAATTCGTCAACAGGTGAGATTACAGATGCTCGTAAGATGTTGACAATGACTGAGGATTTTTGGTTCCCTCGTAGAGGTGGTGAAAGATCCACAGAGGTTGATACACTTGCAGGTGGTAACGCCCAAGGTTTAACTTCTGACGAAAATTTAATGTACTTCCAACGTAAATTATATAAAGCGTTGAAAGTGCCTTTAACACGTTTAGAACCAGAAACAATGGCAAGTTTCGGTAGAACATCCGAAATAACCAGAGACGAATTAAAGTTTGGTAAATTTATTCGTAGGGTAAGAACAAGATTTTCTTGGCTATTTAACATAGTACTTGAGAAACAATTGGTATTAAAAGGAATTTTGACACCAGAAGAATTTAACGAAATTCGTAACCAAGTAAGGTATGAGTTTGTTAAAGATAACTATTTCGAGGAACTTAAAGAAGCTGAGATTTTAAGAGAAAGATTAACAACGTTGAGAGATGTAACTGAATATACAGGTAAATATTTCTCTCATCAGTGGATTGTCAAGAACGTGTTGCAGATGTCTGACGAAAAGGCTCGTGAAATGGAAGAAGAAATTGAACAAGAAAGAGCAGCTGGAGCGTTTGATGATGACAGTGATACAAGTTTTTAATAAATAGTTAAATAGATTAAATAGGACTCAATATGAAATATTTTAAAGACATTCTCTCCGAGGTAAGCCAACCAAAGGCTCCCGAAGAAAAAAGATTTAAGGACCAACACGAGATTGAAACAATCGATCATCCCGTTGCTCTAGATAGTCAGTTTTCTGGTGACATAGAAGGTCTAACTTCTAAAAAGCGTGAAGCCGATTACGATAAAGGCGAAGACCAAAAGGCTTATGATAAAGCTTATAAAAAGAAAGTTTCTCAAACTTTGCCCAAGCGCGGAACCACAATTACTACTGACCAGGAAGATGTACTGGAAGACATAGATCTCGACGCTCTCCTTGATTTCAACGAAAGTGAAATGACAGTTGAAGAACTCGACGAAGTAATTGGTATGGTCAAAAAAGTTGCCAACAGATTTACCACTTCAGGTCGTGCAGACGCGGCTGAAAAGAGAGCCGATAAATTTGAAAAGAAACAAAAAGACAAACTTCGTTTAAAGAAGGCTAAGGAAAGACTTCAGAAGGCGAAAGACGCACAACAAAAGCTTAGGCAAAAAATCAATTCTGAAACAGAAGTTGATGGTGAGGTAGTTAATGAAGCCTCTCCTACTGCATGGACAAAACTACGCAACGACCAACGAGACAGAGTCAGACAAGAATATCAAAAGCTTAAAGCAGAGTATGAAAAGGCTCAGGAAAAGCATGATTATCACTATAATGATATTAATGGTAATGAAAGAACAGCTGATAGAATGATGGACCGAATGGAAATGATTAAGGATAAACAAGATAAGTTAGTCCAAAAATATGGTCGTGGTGTTTATAAAGCTGTTGGATTTAGAACTGGTAACAGAGCTAATGAAGAGATGTCTATTACAGAAATCCTAGGTTTCAAAAACAAAACAAAAGATGACATGAAGGATAAGGAATCCGACCTAGACAAGGATCTAGAAAATGATGTCGAAGAAGATGTTTGTACAAGTTGTAAGGACCCTAGTTGCAAAGATGGTAAGTGTGAAGATATTATAGAGGACGATTCTGACAAAGTTAAGGAAAAGGATGATTCTGTAGATACTAATACTTCCTCATTGGAAGACCAACCAAAAGAAGCTCCAAAAGTTAAGGCTCCAAAACCTTCTCCAACATCAGTAAATATAAAAGCTGGTGGTAAAAACATTCAATTAACATTTAAAGAAATGCTAGATAAAGTAAGCTCAGAGGATGAGCTTCTTGAGAGTCCTCAGGAAGAAATCCCAATGATGTTGAAACAACTACAGTTCATATGTTACGCTTCAGAAGAAATATCAGAATATTTACAATCAGGTGTTGACCCAGAAGAATGGTGGCAGAATAAATTAGCTGGTGTATTCAGTAATGTTAAATCATTATATGCATGGAGTAAAGGTGACCAATTGGTAAACAAACCATTAAGTGCAGCTGCCATGTTCGATAAGGCAGGAATGAAAATGCATTTTGAGGAAACTGAAGAGGAATTAAATGAGTCTCCGGTCAGAATGTCTGGTCGTAATGTTAAGGTCAATGCTGGAATGTTAAAGACAGCTGATGGCAAAAGAGTTAAAATAAACAAAGACGATGCTAAATTACTAACTGACTTCTTTAAAAATGTCAAAAATGTTAATAATAAAAAAGAGATGATTGACCAACTATCACAATCAGAAGGTGGTTATAAAGAAGTATTAACATTTGCTGAATTATCTTAAAGGAATAAACGATGTTAATTAAAGTAAAAGGAAATGCAGAGGACGTAACTACAGCAGATAATGTTTCATTGTCTAGGTATGTTAGAGTCTTTGCTGCTGCTGCGCAGACAGTTACCGTAACTACTGCTGATGCAGATTTAAGTTCAACAGGCACATTTAAAATGCCGGCCGGTGGAGTTGAAATTGTTGAAAAACAACCCGCTGATACTATTGCTAGTACTGGTACATTATCATGTACTCCTGTTGCAATAAGAACTTAATAAATAAATAATATATACAAAAGGTACGATTATGAAACTTATTAGCGAATATACAGAAGATTGCGAAATAATCACAGAAGCAGCTGAGGATGGAAAGAAAACTCATTTCATCGAAGGCATCTTTATGCAAGGTGATTTAAAGAATCGTAACGGAAGAATTTATCCATGTGAAACTTTGGAAAACGAAATGACTCGTTACCAAAAAGATTTCATTGACACTAAACGTGCACTTGGAGAATTAGGACATCCCGATGGTCCTCAAATTAACGGAGATCGTGTTTCACACTTAATTACTGAAATGAAACGCGACGGAAACAATTTTTATGGTAAGGCAAAGGTCCTATCAACTCCTATGGGAGAAATTGTCAAAACGTTCATAGACGAAGGTGTCAAGATTGGAGTTTCTACTCGTGGTCTTGGTTCAGTAAAACAACTTAAGGACGGCGTAATGCAAGTTCAGAACGACTTTCACTTATCTACAGTGGACATCGTAACTGACCCCTCTGCTCCAGATGCATTTGTAAATGGTATCATGGAAAACAGAGAATATTACTACGATATTGCTTCAGGAAATTGGAAGGCCACACAAATGGTTGAACAAATTGTTGAGGAAGTAGAAAAGAAAATTAATCGTGTAGTACGTAAAATTGATGAAGGTGATGCATCTAGAATGTTTGAAGCCTTTATTCGTACTTTAAGAAATTAAATTTTTATAAATAAGAATAGAAAATATTTTTAAATTAAATTGTTAATACAATTCAAAGGAGAAAAAAATGGCAGACGACAAAAATAACTTCGTTGCTGATGATGGTATCTCAAGTGTACCTAGTGCTGTAACACCAGAAGGTGGAGAAGGCAAAAAGGACAAGCTTAAGAAAACAGCTGAAGACAAGCCTGAAACATCCCCTACTGCTGATGGTAAGAAAATAGTGCCTGGTCAAACAGACGCTGGAAAACCTGTACCAACAGCTGAAGATGTAGAAACTGTTGAAGAAATCGTAGTTGAATCTTCAATCGAATCTATTATCGAAGGTGAGGATCTTTCAGAAGAATTCAAGGGTAAAATTGCTCTTGTATTTGAAGCAGCATTATCAGAAGAAGTTGCAAAAAGAACAAGTTCCATTAAAGAAGAACTAGAACAGAATCTAGAAGCTGAACTATCAGAAGCAGTAGAAACCCGTATGGGCGAAATTGTTGAAAACGTAGATAAGTATCTTGACTATGTTGTATCTGAATGGACAAAGGAAAACGAAATCGCAATCGAATCCGGCATTAAAGTTGAAATGGCAGAATCCCTAATGGGTGGCCTAAGGTCTCTTTTCACAGAGCACAACATTACTGTTGAGGAAGAAACTGTAGACGTTATTTCCACACTCGAAACAAAAGTTTCAGATTTAGAAGTAAGTGCTAATGAACTCGTATCAGAGAACATTGACCTACAGAGAGAAATCTCATCTTTTAAAGCTGGACACATATTTGACGAACTCTCAGAAGGACTATCTGATAACCAGGTAGAACGTTTGAAAGTATTGTCTGAAAAGCTTGATGTTGAAGATTTAGAGTCTTACTCTGAAAATCTTCAAGTAATTAAGGAGTCCTTCTTCAGTGACAAACCTTTGACAGAAAGTCAAGGCGATGTACAAGAGGAAAGCGACGAAATTATTCTAGAAGAACAGGAAGCGACTAAACCAACTTCTGATTACACTTCTATTAATGCTCTCGTAGAGGCATTTAACACTAGAAAGAATAATTAATATTAACTTGGTTTTTAACTAAAAAATTAAATTAAATTAATTTTAAATTAAAGGAGATAAACTGATGTCACAATCAAACTATCAACAACTAGTGGAAAAGTGGGGCCCTGTACTAGAGCACGAATCTTTTTCACCAATTAGTGATTCCCATAAAAGAGCTGTAACGGCTACTGTTTTGGAAAACACTGAAAGAGCATTAATGGAATCTGGCGATTTGTCAGCTAACATGACTTCTTTGCTTTCAGAAGCTTCACCTACTAATGACGCCGGAACTGGCGGATTTGGTGGTGCTTCAACTGCAGCAGGTCCTACAGCTGGTTATGACCCAATCCTAATCTCTCTCGTAAGAAGAGCTGTTCCTAACCTAATCGCTTATGACATTTGTGGTGTGCAACCAATGACTGGACCTACTGGTCTGATCTTTGCAATGCGTGCTAGATATGGTTCACAAGCTGGTGATGAAGCTCTATTCAACGAAGCTGATACAGACTTTGGTGGAACTGGAACTCACGCTAATACATTACCTAATGCAAACACACAACTTATCACTACCGGTACTGGTCTTGATACAGGTGCTGCTGAAGCTCTAGGTGACGGTGTTGGTGCTGGATATGCTGAAATGGCTTTCTCAATCGAGAAGGTTACTGTTTCTGCTAAGACTCGTGCCCTAAAGGCTGAGTACACAACTGAACTTGCTCAAGACTTAAAAGCTGTGCATGGACTAGACGCTGAGACTGAATTGGCTAACATTCTTCAAACTGAAATCTTAACAGAAATCAATAGAGAAGTTGTTAGAACAATTTATACAACCTCAGTTGTTGGTGCTTCAAACACTGCTTCTGCTGGCGTATTCGACTTAGATGTTGACGCTAACGGCAGATGGTCTGTAGAGAAGTTCAAAGGCTTAATGTTCCAAATTGAACAAGAAGCTAACGCTATTGCTAAAGATACACGTAGAGGGAAAGGTAACGTAGTTATTTGTTCTTCTGATGTTGCATCTGCATTGCAAATGGCTGGTGTACTTGACTATACTCCTGCATTGAACTCTAACACATTGGAAGTTGACGACACAGGCAATACATTTGCTGGTGTTCTTAACGGAAGATTCAGAGTCTATGTGGATCCGTTTGCTGGCGGAAACTACTTAGTAGTTGGATATAAAGGAAGTTCTGCATTTGATGCTGGACTATTCTATTGTCCTTACGTACCATTACAAATGGTCCGTGCCGTTGGTGAGAATAGCTTCCAACCAAAAATTGGTTTCAAAACCCGTTATGGAATGGTTGCTAATCCGTTTGCTCAAGGCGATGCAAGTTCACAAGGACTTGGTGCATTGACAATCGACACTAACAAGTATTACAGAAAAGTAAGAATCTCTAACTTATTCTAATACTAAGAGTTTAGTTCACTAAACCACTTAAAAATTTCTTAGGAAATATTTGGAGGGACCCGCTGCAGGGTCCCTTTTTTTATGCGCTTAATAAAGTATAAGGCTCATACCAACCCATAACACCGATTGCAGAATTGTCACATCCTCTTCCGTCCATCCAGATTTCTAACTTAATGTCGTCGAATGAAGTTTCATGAAGATTTTCAACTTGGAAAGTTGTATCGAAATTGTTCTCATAGATATCTTTGAAATTGGTTCTGCTAAGTGGCTTAACCATCAGATAGTCATTACCGACTTCCTTAACAATTGCTGTGTATTCAAAACCATCTTTTTGGTATTTGCAGGTGTCCATATCCACCTCTATGTAGTTATCAAACAATGTTTTCATAATATCTCCTTTTTCCTTATTATATGTCTATTATACTATAACGAGCAACAAATGTCAACACGTTAGCGCAAAATAATTAAGGTTTTTTATTGGGAGTTATCGTAATGTCTGCGAACTAGGTATACACGGATATATGCCAAAACTGTCATTACAGCAGTGATTAGAACGCTTAAGGTGAATGGGTCGGTTATTTCCATTATGGTTATAAACAAATATAAGAAGAACAGATTTAGCGGATAGTTAATAACCAAACCAGTGCCTACTGTCATTATAACTTCTTTATGTCTTTGCTTTACTACACTGTTCATATCAATCCTTCTCCTAGCTTAAGACCAATTTTTCTATAATCTTCAATAGGACCGGTGAGGAATTTAATTTTATCTGTTTCAAAATTCTTTCCTACCATTCTAATTTCTTGGCCATCAATGTCAGTTAAACAACCTATCGGAGTATTGCAATCCCCATCTATTGCTTCCAACATGGCTTTTTCTGCCATAGCTATAGTCCAGGTTTCGATATGATTTACAGCCCAACAATAAGCTGTTAAATCTTCATCTTCTCTTGTGTTTGGAATACGAGTTTGGACTGCAATAATACCTTGGCCTGGAGCTGGTAATAATTCCGATGTACCAAATACCTTTGTTATTTTATCATGATATTTAAGTGCATGAACACCAGCTGCAGCTAATACAATCGCGTCGTATTCACCATCTTCTACCTTTCGTATTCTGGAATCAATATTACCTCTGATGGGTACTATTTCTGCGTTGGGATATATTTCTTGTAATTGTGCAATTCTTCTTGGGCTACTTGTCCCTATTGTTTCTGGATTGGAATGACCTATTAAAACATCTCGTGGGTCATTTCTTTTTAACACGCAAGGAACTTGTAAAAATTCGTCATTGTCTCTTGTTAAATCTTTAAAGGCATGAACTGCAAGGTCTATATTACCATAATAAAGGGCTTCTTCTATTGATTTACTAAATGCACCTTTCCCACCCATATCTTCGATTGCCATTTCTGGCTTGAGGTCAGCCTCAGAATCAATATATTTTATCTTTGTTTGGAAGGGAAGAATGGACTTTGCTGATTGTGTATATTCTTTGGCTAATATACTTTTTCTAGAACCTATTTTATAAATCATTTAATGCCTTGTTATAAAAAAATGGGGAACCATTGCGATTCCCCAACTTTGGAAACTTGTTAACGTAATTCGTTTTATAATGTGGAATTGTCAATCGCGTTTCCAAAACTAAAATAGTGTCGACTGGCTGGCCTCGGACTTATATCGTACTCGTTAATATCAGTATTAGAAGCAGGGGTAGCAATTAAGCCTCCTGAATTTCATAAAGATAAAAGATCCTGAACCGCTAAGTTCTTGTGTCGTTATAAGGCGCAAACCTAGTAACCTATCCCTTTCCGACTGCGGGGTTTTTCTCCCTCTTTGGTATCGAGCGTTTCTTCATACCCGAGCTCGCCTCAGTCTCTATTGATTCGTTCTATCCCACCATATTATCCCATTTCCTGGGCGGCCTTCCTCAAGCTGCCGTGTGGGTTGTCCACCTTTGATCTTGCCTCTGAACGATTGATAATGTCGTCATCTCGTGCAAACTGTCTCCGTGACCTAGGTAATTGCATTTTACCATTTCTCTTGTCGCCGGGGGTGTTTCCCTCAATATACAACCATTATACACTAACGTGAAACAAATGTCAACACGCTAGCGTAAAAAAGTTTATTTATTTTGCAACCACGAACTCATTCAATTCAGATGCGATAGATATAACATCTTGAGCTGTAAAGTTTTGGGTTGGTAATGACTTCTTATCATCAGGGTGATTTTCGTTGTGAAAATACACAGCGTTACACTTCCTTTCTAAGTTATCATATAATATGGACTGAGCCATACTGAGTAAATCGGCACGAATCTCGTACCCGCTTTTTGAATTTGACATAATTCCTCCTTTGTGTGTGTGTTTATGTCTTTGGCGTAATGCCAGGTCGCCTTAGCAACCCTTTAAAATGAGGTTAATCCTCATAATAATTATTTATAAGGTGTTTAAGCCTCATTAAATCTCTGAATATGTCTATACCAAAACTATATGAACGACGCTGGTAGCGATGCTATATGCGTGGACTTATGTATGAACTGACTTCCTGCCCCTAGGAAACACATCTTCACCGAATGTTTTATCTTCATAGGTATCGTCAGTACCAAACTCTCGCATGAGTTTCATACCATAGTTATCGGCTTTATTATAAATCTTTGTGTCCTTTTTAAGTATGGGGACATTTTGTCTGGCTGGTAAACCATCAGCTCTTTTTATTGCATTCAGGTCAACAAAGTGATGAACTCTTCCATATCGTT